TTGAACCTGAGTGGGTCGACGAGCGGCTATTTGACGTCGAATCCTTCGCTGGCATCATCATGGATCCGGCCTGCGGCATCGGCCACATCCCCGACGCTGCCCGTGCTGCAGGCTATCAAACCATCGCAATCGATCTCGTCGATCGCGGTTACGAGCACTTCGACGGAGTCGCGGATTTTCTTTGCCGCGACCGGCGCGTCGCAAATATCGTCTGCAATCCGCCTTACTACATCTGCCGCAACTTCGCTCTCCACGCGCTGAGGTTGGCGTACCGGAAGGTGGCGATGATCTGGTTGTTGCGCAGATTGAACGCAGCGACCTGGTTGCGAGCTACGCCACTTCGCGCGGTCTATCTCCTGAGTCCGCGCCCGAGCATGCCACCGGCGCAAGTCATCCTTGCCGGTGAAAAGCCTGGAGGCGGCCGTCAGGACTTTTGTTGGCTCGTTTGGGAGCGCGGTTACATCGGCGCGCCGGAACTGCATTGGCTTTGTCGCGACGGAGATGACCATGCGGCATGAGTGACCGCTTCGCTATCCGGCGCGCGCGCAGTTATGACGGCGGCCCTGCCGCAAAGCATCTTGCGCAGATCGATGCTCCTTCGATTGCCGCCACTGTTCTGAAAGCCGCCGCATATCTGGACGCGCTCCGCCACGGGAGCACATCATGAGCGACCTGCCGGCAAAGTACCACTTTCACGAATTGAAACGACTGCTCGGCGATTACAAACTCAAGGTCTACATGCCGTGCTTTCACTGCTGGGAGCCCGAAGCGGCAGAGATATTATTTGCGTTTGCTAAGTTTGGGGGAGCGGCTCACGAACAATTGCCGTCCGGCACGCTGCCCAAAATGGACGCTCTTTTCGCTCCCGATCCTGAGCCCGAAAATCTTTTTATGCTCCGGGACTACGTCTTGAGCGGCGACACGATCGTGGCTGCGGCAATTAAAGCAGCAGGCGGAATTCGTTTACTGGCCCGCAAGCTCGGCATTCGCCCCCACGCCATCGAACAGTGGAAGTGCATTCCTACTGAACAGTTGCAAGCAATCGCAAGAATCACTGGCCTGCCGCAGCACGTTCTGCGCCCCGATTTGTTCGATGTGTCCGAACCGCAATTCTATTGCACAGAGGAGGAAGCAGACGAGATTTGGAAGTGGAGCCACGCCTGGCAGCTCTGGCTGCCGTTGCCATACCCACCGGGATTCCTTCCAGCTTGCTGCTGCGCGCGCCGACCGCGACTAACGCTCGTCGTGGACAGGGGCGCCGCATGAACCCCGGCCCATGGGAAGGATTTCCCCGGCTTGTGATCGAGTACGCGATCACACGTAACCGACAGACGCCGCTGGAAGGTGATTGGAATTACGGTTGGACGTGTCATCCAGAGCCGCCGCAATCTGATGCCGGCTGGCACATCTTCGACAGCAGCCGAGATTACAAAACCAAATGGCGACGGGTGTCAGTGCACTGGCGACCGGGCGAAGCGCCGGAAATCATCCCCAGCATGCTGGCGACACAAGTCATCGACCATAGGCTCGGTGAATGGCGCATGGGATTGGGCCGGAGCAAGCGCCCAGTGAATCAACAATGATTAACGCTCTCAAAGCAGCGGAGTTTAGCAATGTCCACCAAAGAAAAAACGCTGGACAAGCTCTTCGTTCTCAACACTGTCAAGGTCGTCTACTGGGACCTCGAAACGTTCTCGAGTCTCAACCTGACGCAATGCGGCGCCTACAGCTACGCGCTCGATCCGTCGACCGGCATCCACTTCATGTGCTTCGCCATCGACGGCGGGGAGGTTCAAACATGGCGGCGCAGCGATCCTGTGCCGGTGCCATTCGCTGACCCAGTTGGATACAAGTTTGTCAGTGACAATTGGGAGTTCGAGCGCCTGCTCCTCGAGCACGTGCTAATTCCGCGTTACGGATTTGCTCCGATCCCGATCGCACAGCAGGACTGCGCTCAGCGACGCGCGCTCGCGAACGCATTTCCAGCTGAGCTTGGCTTGCGCTGCGAGGCGCTCGGTCTGCCCTATAAGAAGAACCCAGAAGCGCGAAAGGCGATGCTGCGCTTGTCACGGCCGCAGACCGCCAAGAAACGTAAGAAAGCGGAAGACCCTGCTGCACACGAGCGTGACCTCGCGCTGGTGCTGGAGCGCTGCCGTACTGACGTCGAAAGCACACGCGCCGCTTACAATCACCCGCGCATGCATCCACTATTACCGGAAGAGCAGCACTTGCTCACGCTCGACGCAGCGATCAACGCGCGCGGCGTCTATGCCAACATGCCGTTCCTGAATGCCGGCTGCACGCTCGCGGTCAATGAACGCAACGCCATCAACACCAGGCTCAACGAGCTGACCGCTGGTGTCATCACCTCGGTGTTCCAACGCGACCGGATCGTCAAGCTGATCAACGCCCGCGGTCACGCGATAAGCTCGCTCACCAAACGCTCAGTGTCCGCCACGCTGGCGCACAAGCCCGAGGACCTTGTGCGCGAGATCCTGACGCTGCGTCAGCGCGGCGCCTACACCAGCGTGCAAAAGTTCAAGAAACTGCTGGCCTTCACCAATCCCGACAGCCATCGCATACACGGCTCGCTGCGCTTCCACGGCGGCGCTCCGGGGCGGTGGAGCTCGATCGGCGCGCAACTGCACAATCTGCCGCGCAACGACAATAAGTATCCCGCCTCCCTGGTCGATGCGCTCATCGCCGGCAACCACATCGAGCTGGCACGCTTCGGCAATCCGCTCGAGGTTGTCCGCGGACTATCGCGCGCGATCCTGTGCGCGGCTCCCGGCCAGGTTTTGATTTGCGTCGACTTCTCCAGCATCGAAAGCAGGGTCACCGCCTGGCTTGCCGGCGAAGAATGGAAGCTGGAGCACTTCAGGCGCTACGACGCCACCGGTGACAAATCGCTCGATCTCTACGTCGTTCTCGCGCGCACCATATTGCAGAAGAACGATCCCAATAGCGAGATCAGCGCGGCTGAGCGCCAGCTTGGTAAGTGCGCCGAGCTGGCTGCCGGATTTGGCGGCAGCATTGGAGCCTGGCGACGGATCGCCAACGACGAGGACACCCGCACCGACACCGAGGTGCTGGCGATCATCCACGCTTGGCGCAGCAAGCACCCGGCGATCGGCGCGTTCTGGCAGCGGTTGATGCGCGCCGCCCGCATCTCGATCCGCAGCAAGCAGGCAATCCGGGTCATGCCGCCGCCGCGTCCATCGGTCGTCACCAGCTTTGACGGCATCGACCTCAACATCACACTGCCGAGTGGTCGGGCAATCAATTACCCGAATGCCCGTCTGGCCCCGAACAGAAAATTCGAGGACGGCGAGCCCGACATCGAGTTCATCGACAACGCGCGCGGACAGTGGAAGTGGGCACGCGCCTGGTTCGGCACGTTGGTCGAGAATATCGTGCAAGGTGCTGCAAGAGATTTGCTGTCCAGCGCCATCGTGCGCGCCGAGGCCCGCGGTTGGAAAGTCGTCTTCCACTGCCACGACGAGCTCGTGGTCGAGGCGCCGAAGGGTACGCTTTCCGAGCAAGACGTGCTGACGATGATGCTGGAACCGCCGCCGTGGGCTGAAGGTCTACCGCTCGGCGGAAAGGTGCACACCGGTCCACTCTACCTCGAAGCACCGGCAACCGGCGAACCGCCGGCGGCGAAAGACGAAGAGACCGTCGCGCACGCGATCGACGCCTTCATCGCCGGCGCCGCACCGCTCCCCGACACCAAAGAAGTCGAGCAGGGCGCCGAAGAGGATTTCCTCGCCAGTCTGGGTACGACGACCGCGCCGCTCACCGATCTAGTGTCGCTGCCGATGAACGCGTCGCATCACGTCGCGTGCCCGTTCCACGAGGATTGGGAGCCGAGCTGCAAGATCTACGCGGATCATTGGCACTGTTTCAGTTGCGGCGAATCGCCAACGATCAGCGACGCGCTGCGCTTTCACCCGAATTGCGTCTTCGGTCCAGGCGAGCGCCGTCCCTGCATCGTCGCCCTGATGCGCGATCCGCTGACCGACGCGCCGGTTGGAATTCACCGCATTGGACTGCAGTACGAGAACGGTGTGGTGCGCAAGATCAGCCGCATGGCGCTCGGCCGCATGGGGGTGGTGAAGCTCTGGCCGCTGAATGGCAGCGATCAGCTCATTGCCGGCGAAGGCATCGAAACCACGCTCGCCGCCGCCACACGAATTCCGTACCGCGGCGCAGCGCTCACGCCGGCGTGGTCGACCGTGAACAGCGATGGCATGGGCCGCCTGCCGGCGCTGCCCGGCGTCAAGCAGCTCATCTTGCTGATCGACAACGACGAGAACTACGAGGGCCAGCACGCCGCAGAGCGCTGTCAACGCATCTGGAAATCCGCGGGCCGCACGACGGTGCCGCTGATGCCCAAGCAGAAAGGATGGGACTTCAACGACGTCGTGCTCGGGAGGAAGGCATGACTGATTTTGCTGACCAATTTGGAGAGATGCAGTCGAGCTCGCAGTCGCCCGGCGCGCTGCCATCATCATGCACACTCGACGACTTGTGCTCCTATGCACCGAGCCGCGCGTGCATTTACTTGCCGTGTAAGACCATGTGGCCGAACGCCAGCGTCGACGACCGGATTGCCCCACAAGCGCTGCTCAAGCCCGACGGCACGCCGGTGCTCAACAGCAGGGGCAAGGTGGTGATGATCCCGGCGAGCGTGTGGCTGGCGAAGAACCGCAGCGTCGAGGCATTGACTTGGGATCCCGGCAAGCCGGAGTTCATCCGCAATTGCGTGGTTGTCGATGGCGGGTACATCAACAAGGCGGGCGCGACGACGCTCAACTTCTATCGCCCGCCGCCTGACATCCAGCTCGGTGATCCCGCGCAGGCAACGCGCTGGATTGACCACTGGCGCGCGATATATCCCAACGACGCCGACTACTGCATTGACTGGCTGGCGCACCGCGTGCAGCGCCCAGGGCTCAAGATCAACAACGCGCTTGTACTTGGCGGTGCGCCCAAGATCGGCAAAGACACGCTGCTTGAAGGGGTTGTGTATACCGTCGGCGAATGGAATTTCCAGACCATCAAACTCAACCACCTCGTCAGCAAGAACAACGGTTTTCTCAAGGCGCTGATCGTGCGGCTGAGCGAGGCGCGTGACGTGAGCGACCAAGGTAACATCAATCGCTACCAGCTCAATGATCACGTCAAGGAGATGCTGGCAGCTCCGCCCAACACGCTGCGAGTCAACGAGAAGTACATCAATGAGTACTACATCCTGAACCGTGTCGGAAATGGTCGTCACCACCAACTACCGCGACGCGCTCATTCTGCCGCCCGACGACCGCCGGCACTACGTGGCATTCTCCGAGCGCCGCGGCGAGGAGTTTCCAAAGGAATACTGGAACGGGTTCTGGAGCTGGTATGAGACCGGCGGCTTCGCGCATGTAGCCGCACTCCTCTACCAGCGCGACCTGTCGAACTTCGACCCGAAGGCCGAACCGCTGAAGACACCCGCATTCCGTTACATGGTCATCGCCGGTCGCGGCCCCGCTTACGGTGAGCTTGCTGATGCCATCGATGAACTCAAGAACCCGCCGGCATTGACGATCGACGAGCTGTCAGCAGTGGCTCCTAGCCTCGAATGGTTGCGCGACCCGACGAAACGCAAGAGCACGTCGTACCGGATCACGGACTGCGGATACGTCATGATCGAGAATCCCGGCGCCAAGGACGGTCTGTGGAAGATCAACGGGCGCCGGCAGGCAATCTACGTCCACACAGACATACCCCCGGATCAACGCATCGGTGCCGCCGAAGCACATCGCGACAAGCTCACTACGAAGAAGGATTGACTGGTATGGATCGGGACACACTCGTGCTCATCCTCGCTAACCCAAGCCGCTGCCCTGTCTGCGGCAGCGACCAGTACGCCTGCCCTACGCTAGAGGCGGCGACTCCAGAACCCTGCGACAACGACGGGCGACCGTGACGGCCCTCATCGAGAACGCACAAGTCGGCGATGACGGCGGTTGGGGTGGTCAGTACGGCGGTTGGGGTGGTCAGTGAAGTCAGTGGTTTTTTGAGAGGGGTGCGACGAAAAAATCACTGATATCGCTGACCTGGTCAGTGAAGTCAGTGGCCTTATAGAGTCTATCCTGTGTTTCAAAGAGAGGGAAAAATTGGTGTGTAAAAGTAGAGAGAAGTCTGAATCACCACTGACATCACTGACCGGCTGCCGTCCGTCGAAGGTTCGGGCTGCTCCGTCGAAGGTTCGGGCTGCTCCGTCGAGAGCTCCTGGGGGCCTTCCTCAGCCCAATCCCAATCGTGATCGCAGGTCACGATGAACCCGGTGCTGCACTAACCGGCGGCCGTATTACGCACGGCGGTCGCCTCGACGGTCAGGTCGGGGTCGGGGGTTCGATGCGTTGACCCTGACCCTGGTCTGGCCGATCTTCCATCTTTAGAACGTACGGCGCCTTTGAGACAGAGGACCCGATGTATCCGCTTTATGGAACTCGCAAGTGGCGAAACCGTCGGGCCCAGCAGCTGCGCATCGAGCCGTTGTGGCGGCTATGCCTCGTTGACGGCAAGGTCGTCGCCGCCACGGTCGCTGATCACATCGAACCGTGGAACGGCGACGTTAATAAATTTTGGCTGGGTGAGTTGCAGAGCCTATGCGCGCATTGCCACGAAAGCCGGAAAAAGTTCCGCGAGCGGCACGGTTACGACAGAGGTTGTGGCCCCGATGGTCTCCCGTTGGATCCCCGTCATCCAGTCTACACCGGGGTGGTCAAATAAGGGCGAGGAGCACTTCAAGGGGTGGTCTGAAATCGGACCGACTTCGCGACGATGACCTCGGGGGCGCCGCCTAGCGAACTCGTTCGCATCCGCTACTCTGGAAAGCGCGCGATATCCTGGGCGGGGGGGATCGCGAAAATTCGCGCGAGGGGCAATTTGTCGACCGCAGGGACAATCGCGTTCTCGTGCTATTGAGTAAAACATTCAAGCATTGAGGCTCGTCATGGTAAAAAATCCAGCGCTGAGCATCGTTGATCCGACACTATCCATCACGCCTCCGCCGTCAAACCTAGGGCCTGCTGGTTTAAGATTGTGGCAATCGGTCCTGACCGACTACGACATCTCAGATGCGGGCGGGTTGGCGCTGCTGGAGCAGATAGCCTTCGCTTACGAGCGTGCCGAGCGGCTGCGGGTCGAGATTGACCGCGATGGCGAGATCATCATCGGCCGCAGCGGCAAGCGGGAGCACCCCGGATTGAAGGGCGAATTGGCGGCACGGTCGTTCGTTTGTAGAAGCTTGCAGCGATTGGGTGTAAATCTTGAAGCGGTCAGTCGGGTCGGGAGGCCGTCGTCGTTGAACGCGAGGTAGCCGGCATGCCGACCAAGCGATATGTCCTTCGTCGTTCGTCTCGAGCCAAGTTGAACGCCGCGCAAGAAATGGAATTATGGCTTGGTCCTTCTCATAACGGTTCGGCTTTCGCGAGCGACGAGCACAAGCGCGCGGCGTGGTTTCATCATCGCGCCAGGTTGATGGGGTGGTGGGGCAAGGGTGGTCGGCGGCCGATGGGGTGGTGGGCCTACGAGGCTCGCGAAATGGGCCTGCGCTATCCGGGCTTCGAGTATGAGCGCAGTGTTTTGTGGGAAACCCCTGGTGTTTTGAGCGAGACGGAACGGGCCAATTTAGAGCGCGAATGGCGGCATGAGTTTGATCGTTGCTGGGATGAACATTTCTTCTATTGCGCCGGACCGGACAAGAATTTCACTGGCGACGAGGCTCGCGTGCTTCATCTGAAGTGGGCAGACGTGCCACCCGAGCTAGTTTATCGATGGCTGGATGAGCGCGAGCGGCGTGGCCGGGTTTGCGAGGTGCAGGAAGAAAGCCAGCAAGGGGAAGCTGTGGTCGAGACCAGCAGCCAGCTTCAAAACGAACCTCATGCCGGTTGAAAGCTTACACAGCATCATGCGCGGCGGCGCGGATCCGGAACGCAAAACGGCGTTGGACGCCGGACAATCTCAAGCGCGGGAGAAGGGCCTGCGGCGTTCCAATCACCGGCCCGACAGTTCACCCCTAACCCTCTCTAGAAACATGAATTTTGCTGACGAAGGGGCCACGCCGCTCCAGCGGTGGAAAAACGCATTTTTGTGATCGCAATCACACCCGAGCGTGACGACCGTACTTATCTCGATTGGAGAGGGGCAAGTGGTGGAGGTCGCCATGACCATGAATTTCCCCCCCTCCTGCAATCGGTCGGGCCGGATTGAGCCTTCGGACAGCAAGCCGGAAGGATTCCGTGCGCACGCGGCAGAATGCCGAGAGCTCGCCAATCGTTGCTGGCAGGAAGAAAGCAAACGGCG